ACAGGTGATGAACTTGTAACTAATGGAGGTTTCGATACGGATAGTGATTGGAGTAAAGTAAACTCTACTATAAGTGGAGGTAAAGGTAATTTAGATGGCGATGGTCAAACTGCTCTATTATGGCAAAATATATTAACTGATGGAAAAACATACAAAGCTACTTTTACTGTTTCAAATTATGATGGTTCAGGAAACGCAAGGCTAGTAAATAACTCTGTTAGTATTACTTATTATACTATAACAGGTGACGGAACTTTTACAATATACTTTAGGCATAGTGATGCAAGTGGTAATTTTTTATTTTATGCAAAAGACGGAGCAGTACTTTCTATTGACAACGTATCAGTAACAGAAGCAGATGCAGACTTTGACTTCGATAGAGCAAGTAGTGCTACAAGAATAAACTCTAGTGGTTTAGTACAAGATATGCAAAGTATTACTGACCCTGAATTAGTACTTAATGGTGATTTTGAGGAGTTGGGTGATGAATTAGTTACTAATGGTACATTTGACGCAGATAGTGATTGGATTACAGGGGATGCTTGGGATATAGAAGATGGCAAAGCAGTAGCAACATCAGGTGTTTCAGGTAAAATACGACAAACAAATACGTTAAATGGAAAATATGTTAAAGTTACTTTAACTGTATCTGATTATGGTGGAACAGGTTTATTACTTGTAGATTTTGGTAGTTTTAATTCATCTTATATTACATCTAATGGAACACATACATTTTATGGTACTTACGACCAAAATGATTTTGAAATATATAAAAGTTCACCATTCACAGGCTCAATAGACAACGTATCAGTAAAACAAGTTGACCCTAATGATAGGTGGACTTTAGGTACAGGTTGGAGTATAGAAGATGGTGTAGCATCTTTTAATACAACCACAAATGGTAGTATAACTCAATCAGGTTACGCTAATAGTAAAACTTATAAAGTAAGCATAGATGTTGTTTCTTATGTAAGAGGTAATCCTTTTATTGCAATAGGTCAAGGCTCACAATATACAATTCCAACTAGTATTGGAACACATATAATTTATGTAACTTCAGGAAGTGTTGATACAATATTAAGAATATATAGTGGTCAGTTTGGTGTAGGTGGCGAAGGTTCAATAGACAACGTATCAGTAAAAGACATTACATTTAGTGAAGATGTAGATTTAGCAAGAATAAGCTATGATAGTAATGGAGATAATGGTCATATATTGTTAGAGCCTACTTCTACTAATCTTGTTACTTATAGTGAGGATTTTAGTCAATGGGGTACTTCACAAGGTACGCCTACTCCAAACTATGGTATAAGCCCTGATGGAACACAAAATTCTACTAGATATGTTTTTAGTGGCGCAGACCAAGAGTTAAGAGAAAACGTAACGACAAGCGCAAGCTCAACAGGTTCTATATATGTTAAAGGAACTAGTGGGGAGACTATAAAATTTGGTGTACAAGGTTCTGAATCTCTTTTTACTTTAAATGGAGAATGGCAAAGAATACAAAAACAAGGCACAGCAACATCTAATAGAATAGTTATAAACACTTATAGTGGCGCTACGGCTAGAGATATAGAATTATGGGGGGCACAACTAGAAAACTTATCCTACGCCACATCATACATACCAACACTAACAGGTAGTACAGTTACAAGAGCAGGTGAAAAATTATATGGCAGTGGTAATAGTACTTTAATAAATTCAGAAGAGGGCGTATTATACGCAGAGATAGCTGCTTTGGTTGACGACGCTACTTATAGATTTATTTCTTTGTCTGATGGAACGACAGGTAACAGAGTTGTGTTAGGTTATCATAATGTAAGTAACACAGTTAGAGGTTATGTTTATTCAGGTAGCTCAATAGTTGCCACTATGTCATACGTCGTTGATAGTATTAGAGATTTCATTAAATTAGCTATAAAATATAAGCGTGATGATTTTGCTTTATGGGTGGATGGAGTCAAAAGGGGTGTTGATGGTGCTGGCGCTGCGCCTATTGGTCTCGACAGTTTACAGTTCGACAGTGGTGACGGTTCTTCTTTTCTATACGGTAAATGCAAGGCAGTAGCAGTATTTGATAGAGCATTAATAGACGACGAATTAAGAGATTTAACTACATAATGAGAAAGATAGGTAAATACGAGTTTACAAACAAAACTACCGCTCAAAGTAAAATCAATGCTTTTGCGGAAACTAATCATATATTTATAGAACTTGGTAATATTGTAATAACACCAGGTGATTATGATGAAAAAGGTAATGAACTTACAGCTCCAGTTTTATCTGAAATGTACCACGTAGATGTACTTTGGAAAGGTTTAGAACCAATTGATCCAGAAGCTGAAACATTACAATATACTCACCCAGATGGATGGGCTGATTACGCCGCTGACGTAAACGATAATGGAGTGCACTCATTTATGGGTTTAGATTATCAGCGATATAAATTTTAATAATAACTTTAATTAAATTAAATTATGGCAAAAAGAAAGACGCCTAAGGTATCTAACCTTAGACCAGAAAAAATTACAAACGAACAGTTGCAAGAAGTTCAACAGATTGTCTCTGTATCTAACAAGGTTAAACTAGAAGTTGGAAACATAGAGGCCCGTAAGCACTCTTTGCTGCATGAACTTGATATTATAAACAAAAGATTAGGTGAATTAAATACTAAGCTTGAAGAACAGTATGGCAAAGTTGATATTGACATTAATACTGGCGATATAAAATATCCAGAAGATGAGCAAGCTAATTCGTAAAATAACAATAGGTAAAGATTATAAAATTGACGCCATGCACTATTCTGTTGGACAGGATGTGTATGGTGGTCATACTATATGCGATATTATAGAAGAAGACGATAAGTACTCTATATATATTAGAAAAGAAGAAGAGGTTTTACCTTGGAAAGATTTTAATAAAAATATGGCTATATCAGTAGAATATAATCTCGAATATTAATGCAAGCATTAAACGATTTTATAATACAGCCTTTAGGAGATCGATACAAGAACTCTATAAATGTTGGTGATAAAAAACTAATAGTTAATTCTGAAGTATTTAATCATGAATACGTCAATAGAGAAGCCACTGTTGTTGCTATTCCAAGAAATTATAAAGGTAGAGTAAAACAAGGGGATATAGTAATTGTACATCACAACGTGTTTAGAAGATGGCATGACGTTAAAGGCAAAGAAAGAAATAGTAAAAGTTATTTCGAAGATGATAAATACTTTGTCAAAGAAGATCAAATATTTGCTTATCGTAGATTGCAAAATTGGAGTAGATATAAAGAATCTAAATGGAAGGCAATGGATGGTTATTGCTTTGTACAGCCAATAAAAAATCGCGATAAATTTACTCAAGAAAAAGAAGAGCAATGTATTGGTATTGTTAAGTTTACTGATGGTGAATTTCAACTAGGTGAATTAGTTGGTTTCACTCCATTTTCAACGTACGAATTTGTTATTGATGGCAAAAGATTATATAGAGTTATGAATAAATTTATTACAATTAAATATGAATATCAAGGAGACGAAGAAGAGTATAATCCAAGCTGGGCATAAAGCTGTTCAAGAACTTATAAAAGTAGCTGAAGAGCAAATCATTACAAATACTGAAGATGATGTATCTGCCGATAGATTAAAAAACGCGGCCGCAACTAAAAAGCTAGCTATATTTGATGCTTTTGAAATATTGAATCGCATACAAGAAGAAGAAAGTATACTTGAAGGAAAACCGTCTGAAGAAAAAAAAGACAGGGTATTTAAAGGTTTTGCAGAAGGAAGATCTAAATGAGTTACGAGCAAAGTTTATATAAAGTAATTGAACCTGTTAAAATCAACACTATTAAAAGACTTAATAAGTCTAAAAAATGGATGTATGGTTACGACAAAGATAACGATATAGTTGTTATATCTAAAACCGGTCAAATAGGTGAAATATACGATATTCAAGGGTTAAAGATAGCTTTGCCAGCTGTTCCAGCTGAAGTTTATTCTAACAAGGAAAATAGATGGCGGCAGTTTGATCAACCTAAAGAATTGAGTAAGCTTAAAAGTATATTTGACTGGAGAGCGTATCCAGAAGAACAAAAAGAGCAGTGGTACGATTATATAGATGAAGAATTCAAAAGAAGAGATGAGGGTTTTTGGTTTAAAAACAATGGTATTCCAACTTATATTACTGGAACTCACTACATGTACTTACAATGGAGCAAAATAGATGTGGGTGCCCCAGACTTCCGCGAAGCTAATAGATTATTCTATATATTTTGGGAAGCTTGTAAAGCAGACTCTAGATGTTACGGTATGTGTTATCTAAAGAATAGACGTAGCGGTTTTTCGTTTATGTCATCTGCAGAAACAGTGAATCAAGCTACAATATCAAGTGATAGTAGATTTGGTATATTGTCTAAATCAGGAGCTGATGCTAAAAAAATGTTTACCGATAAAGTCGTGCCTATATCGATTAATTATCCTTTCTTCTTCAAACCTATCCAAGATGGTATGGATAGACCCAAATCAGAGCTGGCTTATCGTGTTCCAGCTAGCAAATTCACTCGTAAAAAAATTACAGCAAACGAAAAGCAAGAAGAGTTAGCTGGACTTGATACAACCATAGACTGGAAAAATACTGGAGATAATAGCTATGACGGTGAAAAATTAAATTTACTAGTACACGATGAAAGTGGTAAGTGGGAAAGACCAGACAATATACTTAACAACTGGCGAGTTACAAAAACTTGTTTACGATTAGGTAGTAGAATTATAGGTAAGTGTATGATGGGTTCAACGTCAAACGCTTTAGACAAAGGTGGAGATAACTTTAAAAAGCTTTATAATGATTCAGATGTTAGAAGACGAAACCGTAATGGACAAACAAAGTCTGGTTTATATTCTTTGTTTATACCAATGGAATGGAACTTTGAAGGATTTATTGACAGATACGGACGCCCTGTATTTAATAACCCAGATCATGATGTATACGGACCAGACGATCAATTAATTGACGTCGGCGTAATAGATCATTGGGAAAATGAAGTTGACGGTTTAAAAGATGACCAAGATGCTTTAAATGAATTTTATCGACAGTTTCCAAGAACAGAAGAACATGCTTTTAGAGATGAGACGAAAAATAGTTTGTTTAATCTAACTAAAATATACGAGCAAATAGATTATAATGAAGGCAGTAGAAGCTCAGGAGTGGTGACAACTGGATCATTTCAATGGATTAATGGAATTAAAGATACTAAAGTAGTTTTTAATCCAGATCCTAATGGTAGATTCAAAGTTAGCTGGGTTCCAGATAGAAATTTACAAAACCGAGTAATACTTAAAAATGGAATTAAATACCCAGGCAATGAACATATTGGCGCTTTTGGCTGCGATAGTTATGATATTAGCGGTACTGTGGATGGTAGAGGATCCAACGGATCTCTTCATGGACTAACTAAATTTAGTATGGAATCAGCCCCGGCAAATACGTTCTTTTTAGAATATATTGCAAGACCACAAACCGCTGAAATATTTTTTGAAGACGTGCTAATGGCGTGCGTATTTTACGGTATGCCAATATTAGCAGAAAATAATAAACCAAGACTTTTGTATCATTTTAGAAAAAGAGGATATAGAAATTTTAGCATGAATAGACCAGATAAAGTTTGGAATAAATTATCTGTAACTGAAAAAGAAATTGGTGGTATACCAAACTCTAGTGAAGATATAAAGCAAGCTCACGCTGCGGCGATTGAAATGTATATCAACGATC